CCTTCAGATACATGCCCGCCACCACCAGGAAGCGCCGCAATTTCCAATGCCTCTTTGATGATAGAAGGAGATCCTTTTAACTTTATTAATTTTTTGACTCAACACCCCGCGCAGTCGGCCTTTTTTAATATGGAAACAAAAGAAATTTCAAGCCTGCAGCCGATGATACGACTTTATAAAGTGGGCGTAGACCAACAAGGAAGAGAATTTCAACAAGAAATTAATTTTGCAGCCTACTTCGGGGGCCCCGATAGGGGTCAGTCGGGGCCCTTCGTCCGGTCGGTCGAAAGTATGTTAAAAGATAAAACAACAAGAGGATATGGGGTAGGTATTAAAAAGTTTTCTTTTACATATGATGGAAATAATCCTTTTGCGGCCAAAAAGAGTATTAAGGCAAAGCTGCAAATTTTTGCTAATAGCTTTAATGAATTATTGGTGGACAGAGGGGGTTATAAATATGCAGACCTAGCTCTTAAAACAGGAGGTGGTGGCGTCAAGTCGGATGCTTGCGATACTTCCGAGAGTACAACTCTTAGCGATAAAGCAGCTAATAATTTAGCCAAACTAAACTTTCGATTAAAAGCCGTAATTGGATGGGCGCAGCCTACGGGCAATACTAGTCTGTTTACCACTGAAGCTAACAAGCGCCATGTATTAGATGCTATTAAATATTCTTTTGTCACTCTTAATTTAACTCCCACTATTCATGAGTTTGATATTGATGACATGGGACGTGTCAACTTTACTATTAATTATTTAGCTTACACTGATGACTTTTTTGATCAAGCACAATTTAATATTTTTTATGATACTAATAGCGGAAGAGCTTTAACAGAAAGAAGAATGCTTTATAAAAGTATTGGTAAAAAATGCGAAGCGGGCCAAATCAGCGAGATTAAGAAAGCAGATGCGACTAGCGGCGCCATAACATCAGAAAAAACAGATTCCATGCGTTCATTGATGAGGAGAATGCGTAGCGCTAATAGAATCAATTACATCAATTTGTCCTGGGAAGAGTTAAGGGAATGGCAAAAGGCCGGCCCGTTTTTTGTGCCAGAAGGAGGTTTGAAAATTGCATCTGCTTCATCGACGACGGAGACCGTTAGCCCGGAAATGAAGCAAATGTATATAGACAATTATGTTACTGCCGGCGGCTCCAAAGATCAGACTTCAACAGAAAGGACTCTGTTAAATATTTCATTAGAGGCAAACGCACCAGATAAAGCACATTTTAGCTTCTTCTATATAAGTGATTTGGTCGATACTGTTTTAGAGGGCATTGAAGAATATCTTAAAGATTATTCTAAAGGCGGCGCCGTGTGGGGTGAAATAGTAGATCCTCTTATTGATGAATGCGAGAAAAAAAATGAAGCGGCCGCCATTTCTAGATTTTACGAAAACTTTAAAAAGTTTAGAGTGATTTTAGGACCCATGATTATTGTTGATCCCAAAAACCCTGACGATACCCATCTTATTAGTTTGGGAGACCTTCCTATTTCGGTTAAGTATTTTTTGCAATGGTTAAATGAGAAACTTACTAAAAAAGAACAAAGCATATATAATTTAAGTAGATTTTTAAGCGACCTATTTAATGAGCTAATACGCAACTTCCTGAATGATGATACGTGTTTTACGTTCAACACTAAACAAAAAATAAGGTTAAACCAAGCAGTCGTTACATCTTACCGGGATACCGAATACGATGAAGTGACTGCTCAAATTTTAGACACCACAACAACCAAGAGTCCCATTCGCGTCCCATATGCGGCGCGCCTATTGGTAGAAGATATCAAAAAGGAAGATGCTCTTCCTCTTTTAAATGTGTCTGGGCCGGCCAATTTCCCCGTTCCGGACACGGGAATGCAAAAGGAAATGAATTATCTTATCTTTTCCGCGGGCCGTACAAAACCCATAGGCAAGATGACAGGTGATAGAATTCAAGACGAAAAAGATGGAATTTTCCATTATATGTTGGGGCGCCCACGCGGCATTCTTAAGAAAATCAGTCTTTCCAAAACCGATGCTCCCTACTTAAAAGAAGTGAGATTTGAACAGGAAGGGTATGATGGATTACAGCAATTACGCGAGGTATATGATGTGAATGTAGAGTGTTTTGCGAGCGTTAAAACTTTTCCTGGAACTTATATTTTCGTCAACCCGGCCGGCTGGGATCCGACGACGGGTGGCCATGCTGGTGATACGTTGGACTTGACTCAATATGGTATTGGTGGATATTGCATGATTATTCGTTCTGAACACTCCTTTGGCCCGGGCGAGGCCAATTCTACCCTTACGGCAAAATGGGTTGCTGAGATAGATGCTAAAATAGAAGCAGATGAGACAGAGGCCCAGCCCGACAAACGACCGGATGCCGGCGACAACCAAGAGACGGGACCATGTGATGAACTAGTCACACGCAAAGCAGCCGAAGTGACCGCCGCTGAAGCTGCTGGGCGCAGCACCGCCCAAGCCGATCCCGAATCCACAGACACAGTAGGCGAAGCGCCCACTGCGGCAGATTCTTTCGCGGGACTCTCCAGGTGAAGCATGGGAGGCTTCGATTAAATTATGTCAGACAAATATGCAGAATCAAACAACGAGTCTTCTAAAGACCTTTTCGAGAAGAGAACCATCTATAGGGTGGATGTTGCCAATAGTCTAGATGGATACACAAATTTAGTTGATTTCAATTTCGGAGAAAAGTTTTTATATGGAAGGGTTAGTAGACTCTTCGTACCGATTGAACTGGAACCGGCCTCTTTAAACACTAAATATTTTAAGGCTGCTCCTGCATTGTCCGCCATTAACTTTGTAGTGGATGCTTTCGAAGATTTAGCAGCTTATTTCGCTAAATGTTCCGCGGGAGGTCAAATTGATCCCAACGACACATACCTAAGTACACTACAGCCTTATGCAGCAATGCCCGATCCGAACGCTCTTTATAGCAATTATTTAACTACTCAATTCGAGGAAATTCGGGGCGCCATAAAAAACAAAAATATTAAAGTAAGAAATTTTGATGAATTTATGTTAGAGCTACAACTTTTGTTACAAATAAGCGCCCCCACTTATCCATTTACAAAACCAGCTTTTATTAAAAGTCGAATTTGTCCCATTAATGCTTCGGGACTTGCAGTAGAAATATCAGATTTAAACACAGCTAACGATGAGGAAAAAATAAACCAGTTTGTGAGCAGTAAAAATTGGGAATTTTACGTGAATGCTTGTCGTTCTTTTGGTTTCATGGTAGATCGTAATGTACCCTGGAGATTGGTGGCGGATATTGCTTCTTCTCCGATGCTAGAATATGCTAAAGAATATGGGTTTGATACGACTAATGTAATATTGGGTTTAGGTTATGTCCCAGTACATTTAAAATATTTTCCAAATTTTAAATATCATCTTTTAAACCTGTATAACAAGGTTAAACTCAAGAGTTTTCTCGAAACTGAACTGTGTGAAGGTAAAACGCTTGTTCGTCGCATCATTCCTCAAACTTATTCCATCGAACAGTTGGATAAACTATACCCCGAGACATATTTTTTGGGACTGTATTTTAAGATACGTTTCATGGAAGAAGAATCACAATTTGCTGATTTTGAAAAAGAAATGTTAATCGACGACTGCATCGAAATATATCAAAACAAAGGCGCCCCCGAGGCCCTGCGTGTTTTCGAAAGAATTCTCAATAAACCATTTGACTATCGCGGCTCTTTAGGCTATATTAGAGAGTATATAGCTGAGCGCACGATGGAGGAGCTTTGATATTTCAGACGCTTGATGATAAATTTGAATGTGTGGGAATATACACGGATGGACAATTATTTTTTGAAGACTTCCCCAACAATTTAACAAAAACATGGAAATACACAGGCTCGTTGGATGATAGGAATGTGGAGTATGCGTGGTTAATGGCACAGGGGTTGCCTATTAATGAAGTAGCGCCAGAGCACCTTCGAGATCTTTTGGAAAAGTCTCAAAAAAGGCTTAGAGCTTATATTAAGTCGTTCAGGCTGGCAAAGATAGACCTGCGTGATCATTGTATTTTCGACTTGGTGCCGCAAGATTTTTTGAAAGAATTTTGCGAGATTAAAAACCAAATAACAGAACACGTTTTTGAAGCGTACGAAAAGCCTGCGTGCTACGATCATCTGGCGACAGTACACAAGTTGTTATACAAACTGAAATATCAGAATTTAAATCTCAGCACTACCGACTGCAAGCAGCTTTTTTATAGTTCCGTTTCGAGAGCCCAATCACAGAGGCTTTTAGAAGGTCCCTCTTATATTAATTATAATCTTTTTGGCACCATAACAGGAAGGCTCGCAACATATCCGGAGTCGTTTCCCATCCTTACATTGCAGAAACACTTTCGCAAGCTCATTAAGCCTCACAATGAATGGTTTATTTCTTTGGACTACAATGGCGCCGAACTGCGTACGCTCCTTGCACTGTCGAAGAAAAAACAGCCAAAAGGCGATATTCATGAATGGAATATGAAGAACATCTTTGAATTATCATTGACGCGAGAAGAAGCAAAAACAACTATTTTTAGTTGGCTATATAACCCCGATTCCAAGGATATTGCGACTGACGTTTATAATAGAGACAAACTTCTAAAAAAATGGTATAATGATGGACACATTAAGACTCCCTTCGGAAGGAAAATACCAGTAGAGGAGAGAAAAGCTTTTAACTATCTTATTCAAAGCACGACGTCAGACATCGTGTTGGATCGGGCCATAGCAATTGATAAGATGCTTGAGGGAACCCACTCTTTTATATCCCACATTGTACATGATGAAATTGTATTAGACATGACAGATGAAGATCGACAACTTATCCCAGAGATTAAAGAAGTATTTGCCAAAAATAGTCTTGGCAAGTTTGTGGTTAACTTAAAAGCCGGCAAAGACTATTTAGAGCTTAAAGAACTGGACTTATGATATCAGTAATTGGCCTTGGAAATGGTGCGTCAGCTATTGCGGAAAAGTTTTCTCATATTCCCCAATACAATGTTTATTTAATGAACAGCAAGATTGCACGAAATTCTAAATATAAATTTAAACTGAAGGCATATGAAACGCCAGAGGAATATGAAAGCAACGTCCCAGATGTCAGAAAGTTTTTTACTGCTCTGGATGAAAAAATTCAAATATTTGTGGTGGGGTCTGCGTACGCAACAAATTATGTTTTGGGAATTCTTCAACAGATAAAAGCCAAAAAAATAGAAATATTCTATATTCAACCAGATGTAGAATTGTTGTCGGGCATTCCCAAACTACAAGAAGCGACAGCCTTTGGGGTCTTGCAGGAATATGCCCGCTCAGGTCTTTTTGAATCGGTGACGCTGATGTCTAATTTAAATATTGAAAAGACCATTGGAGATGTCCCCATTAAGACGTATTTTGATGTATTAAATACTTCTATTTTTTCCACCACACATTATGTAAATTACTTTACATACACGGAGCCTGAAATTGGGAACGTTTCGAAGCCATCGGAAATCAATCGTATCAGAGCAATAGCGATGCTCGATATGAAAAATTTACAAGAAAATTGGCTTTTTGACCTTGACACTCCTCGAGAATTATGTTATTATCTTTGTATCAATGATAAAAGGTTGGCCACCGAAGGCGGCCTGCACAAAAAGATAGTAGATATTTTGAAGAACAAACCAAAGAATGCTTTTAGGAAGATTTCATATGCCATATATGAAACGGAACACGAACAAGATTTTGGGTTCTGCGTTGCCCACACAAACGTAGTACAGGAGAAGAAAACTCTTGACATGCTAGATCAAGAGTGATATAGTAAGACAATAAGGAACGCTTATTGTTACCCATCATAAAGGAGAAAAACATGGGAATTGATATGGAGCTAATGCGCCGCAAGCTCGCAACTTTGCGCGGCGAACACGATGGAAATGGAAACTCGGTCTGGTTTAAGCCAGACGAGGGAGATACGGATATTCGGATCGTTCCGACGAACGACGGAGATCCATTGAAGGAAATGTTCTTCCACTATAATGTGGGTGAACATCGCGGCGGCATTTTATGTCCTAAGCGAAACTTCGGCGAGCACTGCCCAGTGTGCGAGTTTGCTTCTCAGCTATGGCGTGAAGGAAGCAACAACAACGACGAGGAAAGCAAGAAGCT